CGTCCGGGGTCTCCCCAATTTTTGCATGAGCAACTCGCACACGCCGAGGGTTTTGGACGCTTTTAAAGATTACAACCTAGATAAAGTTGAAGTCTACCAGAGGTGTCATAGTAAAAACCCCGGACTTAAAGCAACCGAAATTTTGGTGACTAACGCCGAGAAATACCCGGGGAAAAAATAAAAAATGAACAAGACTCGAAAGTACGCCCTCGATAAGTTTGCGGAGTTGCTCTCCCTCACCCCGGATGATCCCCGGGTGGTGAACTTGGAGAAGGGTGTCCTGAACCACGCCATGGACAAGTTCCCCGCCGAGGACTGCACGTTCGAGAACCACGTGTTCGGGTCTTCCTACAAGCACAAATTCTTAGAGATCAAAAACAACTTGATCAGAAATCCAGACTTGGTGGAGCGGTTGAACAATAAATCCATCCGGACCCAAAACGTGGTGAACATGAAGCCGTGGGAGGCGGTTCCGGAGGGCAACTACAAGAAAACCATGGACGAGAGGATCCACAAGGATATGCGAAAAGAGTTCTTGGCGAGGGAGGCGAAGAACCAGACCGGGTTTTTCAAGTGCAACAGGTGCAAGACGAACAAGACGACCTACTATCAACTCCAAACCCGGTCGGCGGATGAACCGATGACGACGTACGTATCGTGTTTGAATTGTAATCACAACTTTAAATTCTAGCCATGTACCATCCGTCCCAAATCTAAAAAGTGTTGCGTGTCCGTGAGATCGGTGGGCATGTCCCCGACGGAGAGCACGAAGTTGTACCCGAGTTCCCTCTTGAGCCTTCCTTTCTGTTCCGGATCGCAAAATCCCAGGTCTTTCCACGTGATCCCGACGGCGAGGAGTTGGTTCTGTGTGTACTCTATGACGTTCTCGAATCTCGGACGCGCGGTGATGATCACGACGTGGTATCCCATCATCTGTGCGTGAAAGAGTAAGTCGAGCATCGGTCTGTTCACCCGTCCGTCGGTGTAGATCAGGGTGTCGTCGATGTCGAACATCACGGCGTCGTTGTGGGCGACGACCCGGTTTCGGAGATATTGCAAACCGTGAAACCTCAACACGTCCATGTCTACAATAAACAAACATTAATAAACGTACTTGTTCGACATGGAGTTCGTGAAAGTTTCCAGTTTTTCGTCAGCGATGTACATTTTGTCTTCGTGTTTGTACGCCCTCTCTCTGTCGCCCTTCTTGAGGGCGTCGTCCATCTTCCGGACGCTCCTCAAATAACGCTTCTGAAGCCAACAAAATTTTATTTTTTCAAAAAGTGTCATCTTATTCAATACGTATCTCGAAATGTTCATCTTAACATAAAGACATATTAATAATCTAAAAGTATGGACGAAGAATCGCGACAAGAAGGTGGTTCTGCATGCATGGCGATGCTCTTAATCACCGGAGCCTGGTACCTCATGATTCGAGTTCTTGCTCAGTCTGCTATAGCGATGCACATCGACCTGTGACCCTGTGTGAGAAGCACGTCGTGTGTCACAGGTGCGCGAAGCGTTGGTTCGGGACCCACCGAAGGGACACGTGTCCGATGTGTCGACGGACTTTCGACGTCTTCGGGATCGAGGAGTTTTACCGGCTCGAGGGCGAGCGTGAAAAACTTCTTTCACTCGGTGCCGGGTACGAGGTCACTTGGCACCCGTGCATCGTCCGGAGTGATGACAATGTCTCATTTATAAATCAACTTAAACGATAGAGACGTATTTCTAGTAATGGCACCCTACCAACCTCCGGTGGCGCACTATTCGGAATTGGACGTCTCCGGAGTCGACCCGGAAGACATTTACTCTTTCATCGGGAAAAAGGGAAAGAGATTTTACTGGCTCACACGGTTCCTGAACCTATCGTACTTGTGGTACAACGAGCCTAAAAAAGCCATAGAGATTTGGGGACCTTACTACACACACGAGAACCGGCAATCGGCGTTGGTGATCGAGGCTGAACTCGAACACTTTCTAACGAACCGTCACACCGAGGGCGATGATGAAGAGGATGCGTGGTGCCGAATTGATCGAGTACCTGACGAAGCCACCGCCGACGGAGTGGCATGAGAACGAAATGCAGCCGGTCTACATGCACGACGTCTACCTGGACGCCCTCGAGAAGAACTATAAAGAGTTGGGCTTGGAGTTCGATCGTTCAAAGTTTGAGGTCGACTTCGCACCACCGGTGCCTTTGGATCGAGAACCGGAAGAAGAGATGACGCGCGCCTTCGGTAATCTCTACCTGGACGTGACGTACACGAAGAACCGGGTCAAGTTGAAGGTGAATTACGCGCTGTACAACATCCACGAGAGGTACTACGCGCGCGGCAAGACGCCTCCGCTTCGCACGTTAGTGCAAGCTTTGAAATCTGTTGGACACACGGATGATTTTTTGAAAAAGGTCATCTTAAAGCACGAGCAAAACAAGGCGTACCACAAAAAACTTTGGAAATTTGTGGAATCGAAATTGTTCGGAGACGAGAAAAAGAAGAAGAAGACGAAAAAGGAAAAAGTCATCAGGAAACACGAGGAGGACGAGGAAGACGTGAGGATCGCGAGCGACGTCGAGGAAGACGAGAACGAAGATAAAGATGATAACGATGACGTGGACGGGGAATTCGACATGGAGAAGGACGACGACGAGGACGTGTTAGAAGAGGACGACATCGTCGTGTCTGATTTAGACGAAGACTAGCAGTTTATAATACTTAAAGTTTTTAAGTCATATGAAATACATGGCAAATTTTACAGAGTGACGATCAAGTGATCTAGATCTTCGTGCATCGCAAAATGACGAATAAAATTTATTGAAATATAGTATATGGGAAATCAAATTTCATGCGCTGAAAATGGTAGGATCAAGTCTGACAGCGCGTGTGACGCCACTACGATTGGTACTAGCGAGTATGAACGACTTGCAGGTGAATTTTGCGCCAACAATAAGAAAGACAACTGGTGCAGGTGCTACAACAACATTGTGGGTGTTTGTGAGACGGACCCGTCTGCAGCCGGGTGTTCCACTACACAAGTTGAACACGATTTGATTGTGAAAGATTTACCGGACAACAAATCTGGGACACTCGCGAGGCATGCATTGGATGCTCGTAAACATTGTCTCGGGAAGGTCTGTGCTAATTCTTCTGACACGTTTATACCGGACCAGCGACCAGATTGTGCTTTAAATCTTGACTTTTGTATCCAAGAAGTAAATGTTGGTGGAAACTTGGTTGGTAGTGGCATCGAGATGGACTGTTCCATCCAACAAGATGGTGGTCAACAGGATGGTGAAACATCACAAGGTCCGGTGGAGGTACCGGAAGATTACGAAGAAAAGAAAATTTTGACATACGGTGCCGGTGGCACTGCTTTTTTGTCCTCTTCTGTCTCGTGCACATGTATTCTTATCATAGCGGCTTTGAGTCTCGGTCGTAATATAAACGCTTGATCACATCATGGGTTGGGGCGTTCCACCAAAGAATTTGTTCACGTAGAGAATGTATGACATGATAATTGTTCCGATGAAGTACACTAGGTAACTGAAGGGGTATTTTTTCCTCTCGGTCTCCGGTGGTTTCTCCGGTAACTTTCTCACATTTTCATTGAGGACATCAATCTTGTTGAGAAGTTTTTCGAGCGCGACGAGGATTTGTGCCTCCTTGTCTTTTGGTTTTTGTTTCACGTCAATGGTGTGTATCTCCAGTATCATGTGCCACTTACATAGTGGGTTGAGTAAGAGATAGTCACCATCGTCTTGGTATTCATAAAGTTGAAAGTTTAGTTTCTTGATGGATATGGGATTGAAAAAATTAATTTTTCTTTGAAACGGTTTCCATTGTTTGTCCCTGATGAGAATATTATTGGTTCCACCGGAAAAGTGTCTCTCGAGTGGCACCCTGGTAAGAATTTTAGAATTTCTCTCATCTAAGATCTGACCCGAGGTTGGTATTTCCGGGCACACGACATCTATGAACTTGGCTACGTTCGTGTTGAGGTTGGAATCATTCGCACCGATCTGTGTGACGTAAAATTCCACGACTTTGACCCCGCACACCTTTGACAGACCTTGGATGTGTGTGTTGGACTCCAGTGTAAAGTCGAGGGAGAACGTGTTGTTGGTGCCGTTCACAAAGTTACTGTCGACAGTCAGGTACTGAACCTTTTTTGGTTGGTCTTCGAGACTGAGACTCATCTATTGTAAGCATTACATAAAAGTTTTTTAAAATTTCTCAAAATAAATCTTCTCATGAAAGGATTCTTAAAACCTTTCTTGAGAACGTTGCACATGAGAATGTAATCTTTGTCTTTGAACTTTTCTTTCCTTTCGAAAATCATTTCCGCTAATGTGTGTAATTTATCTATGTCCTTGTGTAAAAAAATTCGAATCTTTTCCGGATAGTTTTTTTCGTGCTTCAATAGATCCGGGAGCACACACCCATGTTTGACTAAATACTTGAGAATTTTTAGGTGCCCACACCTGGCTGCATACTCCGGTAGATCTTCGTGAATCAGTCCATTTTCTTTCACGAGAACCTCGAGACACTTCTCGTCGTTATTTATGACAGCCGTCAAACCGGACTCTACTGTGAAATCAAACCCCTTGTCGATCATCTTACGTAAAACTGTCGCGTCGCGCAAGTAGACCGCCATATCGAGAACGAGCGGGGTCTTGTACTTGTCATCGGTGAGCACCTTGTCACTTTCACCGTCGTCGAGGAGTTTCCACGCTTCCTGTTCCGTGGGCGTCGCCCGAAGCACGAAGGGGGGTGTTTTCATAGTGTCGCATTGTGAAGGGAGGGTGCCGAGTGAATCTTTTTTTTTCACTGACGAAAAAATACAGAAATTTGAGATGCGCACCCGGACGACCACGAGGGAGGGCACAGAGAACCGGGCTTTTAACTACCCTTTGAAGATGTTAGCGTGGCACCTTTCGAACATTTGTCCGGTGTTCAAGGAGGTGTACGAAAAGATACGTGAGGTTGAGTTGCTGCGCGTGATCGAGTGCGGGGCGGAGTTGACCCGGGATCCGGACGCGATTTATGTAATTGATACTTTTTTAGCGCGCTGATTATGTATCACAACAAGATTTCTATTCATCGCACAAGTTCGAAACGAGATCCATCGATCGTTGCGCGCTCAACCGGAGTCGAGCCTGCGTGACGCGCCTGTTACACTGCGTGCAGCACCTTCCCGTGTGACACGGTCGTGCGTCGTGAGCGTCGTCTTTCGTGAGTGGTTTGTTGCAGTCTGGAAAGCAACACTTTTCTTTCATGTTTTGCGTGTCGTGTTGTGAGGAAAAATACAAAAATTTCAAGTGAACACCAAAAAATAACCTAACCGCGACGCCACACAATGGCGCGCACGAAACAGACCGCACGAAAGTCGACCGGGGGCAAGGCACCCCGGAAGCAGCTCGCGACGAAGGCTGCCCGCAAGGCGCACCCCACCGCCGCGGGTGGCGTCAAGAAGCCCCACCGCTACCGTCCGGGCACGATTGCCCTCCGTGAGATCCGCAAGTACCAAAAGTCGACGGAACTCCTTCTACGTAAGATGCCCTTCCAGCGTCTCGTCCGTGAGATCGCCACCAACTATAAGAACGACTTACGTTTCCAGTCTACGGCGGTCCTCGCCCTGCAAGAGGCGGCGGAGGCGTACCTCACGTCGCTCTTCGAGGACACGAACCTGTGTGCGATCCACGCCCGGCGCGTGACCATCATGCCCAAAGACATGCAGTTAGCGCGTCGAATCCGTGGTGAACGGGCTTAATTAATTTCCCCCCTTTTTGTAAGATGAATACAATTTTCGATAAATTTTCGTTGAAGGCTCCCCCTTTGACAAGTAAAAATAAAGACCTCGGTACCGTGTCTTACTCTGACTTGGTCCGTGGTGTCCAGAAGAAGGAAATCAAGGAGGTGTATCTTCCCTCGACCAGCACCGGTGTGGCTGTTTTCACGGACAAAGATGGTAACTACGGCGTGAGTCAGATTGTTCAAAACCAAGAATTTTGGAAAATCATGACGGATCAGACTGACGCCACGGTGAACTTTATTCCAGTGGAAGAAGCCGGGTTGGATTTCATGTCCATCTTTTGGATCGTCCTCTTGGGTTCTTTCATTTTCCGGACTTTGGTTGGTGCCCAAATGTCTGGACCTATGATGCCGAACAACTTCACCGTGGCTCAGGAAGTCGAAACACGTTTCACGGATGTCGAGGGAATCGATTCTGCGAAGGGTGAGTTGGAGGAGATTGTGGATTTCCTCCGCCACCCGGAAACGTACGCGGACTCTGGTGCGCGCGTGCCACGCGGTGCCCTCCTCACGGGTCCACCGGGGTGTGGGAAGACCCTCCTGGCTAAAGCCATCGCCGGTGAGGCGGACTGTCCTTTCATTGAGTGTTCCGGTTCCAACTTTGTGGAGATGTTTGTGGGCGTCGGGGCGAAAAGAATTCGTGATTTGTTCGAGATTGCCAAGCAGAACCAACCGAGCATCATTTTCATCGATGAGATTGATGCGATTGGTAAGAAGCGTGGGAACGGCGCTTTTGCCTCGAACGACGAGCGTGAGCAGACCATCAACCAACTTTTGGTGGAGATGGACGGTTTCGCCTCGGACACCGGTGTCATCGTGTTGGCTGCCACGAACCGACCGGACACCCTCGACGACGCCCTCCTCCGTCCCGGAAGATTTGACCGTAAGATTCAGGTGTCCCTGCCCGGGAAGGACGGTCGCGAGAGAATCCTCGAGGTGCACTCGAGGGACAAGAAGTTGTCACCGGATGTGGACTTATCCGCGTGGGCTACTTGTACTACTGGTTTCTCCGGTGCTGACCTGGCAAATTTGATGAACGAGAGCGCCATCCGTTCCGTCCGAGACGGGAAGAACGGCATCATCGACACGGAGATTCTGGAGGAGGTGTACCAGCGCGCGATCATCGGTGCGAAGGGGGACACAATTTTCAGTCAGGAGAAGAAGGACTTGGTGGCTTACCACGAATCCGGTCACGCCATTGTTGGTATTTTGTACGAAGATGATTACGACGAACTCCGGAAAGTTTCCATAATTCCCCGTGGTGATGCCGGTGGTGTGACTTTCTTTTCACCGAGGGAGGAGGGATTGTTGAACACGAAGACGTACTACATCAACCAGGTGCGTGTACTCCTCGGTGGTCGCGCTGCTGAGGAGATCATATACGGTTCAGGTGGGATCACCACCGGTGCGAGTCAGGATTTGAAGCAGGTCAACCTTTTGGTTCGTGAGATGGTCACCGGGTGGTCATTCACGGATAAATACTTTGGTGTTGACTACCAAGACATGAGTGTTTTGAGTGCCCGTCAGGTGGACCGTGAGGTCAACCGGATCGTTCAGGAATGTTATGCCGACGTGAAGGCTTTGTTGGACATTCACCGGGTGGAGTTGGAGATGTTGAAACAAAAATTGTGTGAGGACGAGATTGTTGATGGAGACTGGGTTCGTACTTTGATAAAAAGTAAAGATACGTTTTGTTACATTGAAAAGATTTGATATAAATACAAAAATTTCTGTATTTTTTGTGGATGGTTACCGGGGTGCCCAATGTGTGCCCGTCACAATGAGCCTCACGGTGATCCGTCGCAACTCGCAGGTGATCTGGGAGAAATCGAAACCCGGTGAAGCACGTTACACTCACGTGGAAGACTCTCGTTCCGTGAAAAGCGCTAAGTGTGTCCGCTGTCACGAATCGATCAACAAGGGTGAACGTCGGATCTCCCTGCCACGTAAGACGAAAGACCTAGGAAAAAAGATTTCACTACCACCATACATAAACGCGTGGTATCACTGTGATTGTTTTTGGGAGAAGCACCGGGCAACAAAGTATAGAAGACCCTACGTGTGTAGTACCGGAGATGCAAAACAAACGCCGTCGTTGTGTGAAAAATGAGGTAGATCCTTTGTGTACAAAACTTCTTGTGAATTTATACACAAAAGGTGATTTGAAAAACTTCAAACTATTGTGGGCTCTGGTTGAGAAGGGATGTTTTGGAAAACCGGCTCACGTCGCGTCGAGTATGGTTCCACTACTACACGTAGGTGTCGCTGAGGGGGATTTAGGAGACACGACAGAAAATCTAATCAACTATCTTGTGAATAACATTGTATAAACTATCGACGACTCATCATCATCATGAACAACATGAACATGCACAACACCGAGGATGAAGACGATGATAAAAATGCAACACCGGTGTTATTATTGTTTGTTTGCTGCACTGGTTGTTGTTGTTGTTCAACTATTTGTTCCTGTTGCTCTTCTCCCTGTACTAGTTGACTGACGCCATCGGTAACACATTTCAAAGGTTGGTACTGACACCAGGCTTCCTTGTGTTTTTGGACGTCAGAATTCTGAGTGAGAACATCGAATGAAAGATGTCCACCCTTGAGTTTACACTTGTTTGAAGAATGATTCGGATTCACATAATCCATGGCTTCAGGTTTCGAACTTTCATCAACATATTTTTTCATCTTGTAAGCACTGAGACAATCAGCACGCTCCGGATATCCAACATCAGAGAAGTTAAAGGATGAGACCATTATTATTATTTACCAGATATTTTTTTTCCATTCCACACTGCAACAGTGTTCGAACTACTCTGTGTATTGACCTGCCTGATCAGGTCCCTGACACTTGTTGCATTATAACTTTTGCGA